CGGTCCCGAGCGCGCGGTTGTGGTCGGGTGCGTCTACAACGAGGCTGTGAGCGCGGCGCCGCAAGGCGATCTGAACAATCGCCAGGTTGAATTTCGGGACGGCACGATCGTCGAATACAATCCAGGCGCAAAGGCGATGACGATCAGGGCGGCCGGCACGATCACCGTTGACGCCGTGGGGCCGATCACGATTCGGACCAATGCCGAGGCGCTTATTGAGTCAACGGCGCCGTGCACGATTAAAGCGCCGCTTGTGACCGTAGACGCACCAGAGTGCGTGATTAAGGGCAATCTCACCGTTGAGGGCAATATTAGCATTGCTGCGGGCCGCTCGGGCGAAACGGTGGCGATTTCGGGCGATATCATTCACCAAGGCGGCATGAAATCCAGCGGCACGCACGAGGACGAAAGGGGATTCCATACGCGATGATTTTCGGCGTTTTCGGTCCTTTAGTCTTCGCGCTTTACGTCGGCGTGATGCATTCGTTTCACGAAAGCGAAAGCACCAATTTCGCCGAGCATCCGATTCACTTGCGCAAGGCGGCCTTGGAATTCACCGCGCCGGGCTTAGCCGAGGTCAGTTTCGAGATGGATTTTTTGGCCGGCCTCACGATGGCGCCGGCGGCCGGGATTGAGCTCGTGAGCTCGTTACGCAGAGCGGCTCGGGCCTATCCGCTCATTATCGGCGGCCGGCCGATCGGTACGTGGCACGCGAAATTTGTGCTCACCGAGACGGGCGCAGCGCATCACTGGTACGCGGCCGGCGGTGGGATCCAGCACGCGACGGTCAAGGTTAGTTTGCGCGAATATGCTCAAATTACAGCTTAGGAACGCCGACGACGGCGCGGTATTTTACGATTCGGATTTGCCGTTTGCCTTAGACTTTGGCGCCACCGGGATCCGCGAGATTGTCCAAAACGTGGCCGTGCTCATGTTGACGCCGATAATGAGCCAAGTACTCGATCGCCGGCTCGGGCTCGATATGTCCTTTGTCGATCGGCCGATACCGATCGCCCAAAACATGCTGATTTCCGAGATGGCCGACAAAGTGCACGAATTCGAGGATCGCATCGATATCGTGGACGTAGAGTTTTTGCCGAGCGCGGCCGAGGCCGGCCACCTATACGCACGGGTAACGCTCAAATTTCTGATTTAGGCCTCTGTATTTATTCCTTTGTGAGCGAACCATTCGCCGGCGTGCCCGACATCGAGTTTGCAAAAAAGGATCCAAACCTGATCACCGAGGCGATTATCGGCGGGTTTGAAGCGGCCTGGTTTCAGGACACCGGCAACGTGTTGCTTTTGCGCCGGCCCGATGCGCGCCGGATGTTTCTTTTGTACGTCGCGCAAATCGTGATTCAGCAACGTGTCGTGATCGATTTCACCGGCAAACAAAACCTGCTCAAGTATATGCGCGGGGATTTTCTCGACGGTTGGGGCGGCAATTGGGGCGAGCGCGGCGGCCGCTTGCCGGCGAGCCGAGCCTTGACCACGTTGCGCTTTTCGCTGGTGGCGCCGCTTAATTTTTCGGTGGCCGTCCCAATTGGCACTTTGGTCGCGGCGACCGGCCCGTTGACGCTCACATTCGAAACGACCGCGGTGGGCACGATCCCGACCGGCCAAATCAGCGTTGACGTGCCGGCCCGATGTAGTGAGCCCGGGACGATCGGTAACGATTTTTTGCCCGGGCAGGTGAATCGCCTGGTCAATTTCAACGTGCCTTTCGCGGTTAATGTGGCTAACACGACCACGACGGCCGGCGGCGCCGAGCAGCAAGACGATGAGCCTTACCGGGATGCGCTTTGGAATTTGCCGGAAAGCTTTGCCACGTGCGGCCCGGTCGAAGCTTATCAGTGGTGGGCGAAGCAAGCTAATCCGGCCATTATCGACGTGGCGGTGCACTCGGCGCCGGCCATCGCGGGCGAGGTGCACGTTTACCCTTTGTTGGCCGGCGGCGTGATCCCGTCCGACGAAATTTTAGATCAGGTTTACCAAAAAGTGTCGCACTTGCGACGGCGGCCGGTTTCGGATTACGTATTCAGCGAACGGCCCGAGGTTGTTAATTACAACATCGATTTGGATTGGTACGCGAACGAAGAGGACGCGACGATTTTAGCCAGCGTGCAAGCGGCCGTCGGCCGGGCCGCCGATGAATTCGTGTTGTGGACTAAATCGAGAATCACGCGCGACATTATTCCCGACGAGCTCGTGCGCCGGCTCTTGAACGTCGGTGCCAAACGCACCGTTTTGCGTGAGCCGGCCTATCGCAAAAGCGATTACAACGAGGTCGCGATTGCGCAAAACATCACGCTCAATTACGCCGGCCTGGAACCGCTTGTGGCATGATTCCACTTAGCAAAATTTCTTTTAGGGATTTGTTAGCACCGTCAATTGCCGATGATCCGAGCGTTCGGGCAATGGCCGCGGCCCTCGATCAAGAGTTTCGCGAAGTCACCGAGGCGATCCCGTCGGTGCTACTTTTGCCGCGGCTTGACCAGATCACCGATCCGGCGTTAGTCGATTTGTTAGCCTGGCAGATGCACGTTGATTTTTATGATCCGAGCGCACCACTAGCCTTGCGGAAAAAACTCATCCGACAATCGATCTCGTGGCATAGTCACAAAGGCACGCCGGGCCTGTTGCAAGAGGTGCTCGACACCTTTTTCCAACCCGGCGGCGCCACGATCCAGGAATGGTGGCAATACAAAGTGCCCTTGCCGCCTAACTTTCCGGTGCACGATCCCGGCGGCCTTGGCACGTGGCACGACCGATACAGATTCCGGATCCTGGCCGACCAAGAGGTGATCGATCCCGAAGACCAGGCCAAAGCCGAACGCTTGATTATGGCCTATAAACCGGCCAGCCGATGGCCGGATCTAACGGTGCGGGCGCGCGCGACGGAGGCCCGCGTCTATGTCGGCATCGGCATGAGGCAATGGAAATATATAACGATCGAGGCGCCCGTTTTATGAGCCTAAACAAACAGGAATTTACGAACGCCGGCCGCGATATGCTCGGGCGCGCGAACGCGGGCGAATCGCTCTCAATTCCGCGCGCGGTGATCGGGAGCGGGCGCGCGGGTGCGGCGAGTGATCTATGGCCGTTAACCGCGCTGATCGAATACCGGATGGATGCGACGATCACGCAAAAGACGGATTTAGGCGGGGGCCTGCTTTTGCTCGATTGCTCGTTTAACTCAGCGGATGCGCCGGCGCAATTTAACCTTTGCGAGGTCGGCATCATGGCGGCAATCGGTGCGGAACCGGTGCGCTTATACTCGGTCGCTAACGTGCTCGGCACCGGCGCGGATGTAGTCGATCCGGAGGTGCACTCCGAACACGCTTTTAAAGTTAAAGTCGCGATCGACCGTGCGCAAGACGTGACGATCGTGATCGGCGAATCGCGCGATATTCTGGCCGAGAACATAGGTTTGCCAAGTGTCGGGCCGGGTTGGTTTGCGCAAAAAATCGCTAACACTTTGCGCTTTAAACGGGCCGTGGCGGGTCCTTCCATCGAATTAACCGAAGGGCCGGACACCGTGACGATCAGCCATAAAACGTTGACGGTTGACCTCGACCTCTACGTTCCCTTGACTCATTCGGGCGGCACGCCGCAAACTCGTTTTCCCACGATTCAGGCCGCACTGAACTTTTTAGATGAATACGCAATTCCGCATTACCTTTGGGCGACGATCAACGTTGACCGAGGTGAGCATCGTTTTGCGACGACAGTGGTCCGGCACAAAGACGCAGAACGAATCCGAATCATCGGTGCCGCGGTGGAACAGCATTCGTTTACTTGGTTCGGTTATAACGCAAATCAGATCGCCCTGGATTTAGATAACATCGGCACGATTGCCATAGGCGATTTGGTCACGGTTGTCGGCGGGCCGGGCGCAACCGGTGATCAACATGCCTTTTGGGGCGTGCTCCACGTTGACACGATCTTAGGCAATCGGATTTGGTGCCAGGTGCCAGGGCCTGGGGTTACACCGTCGAGTTTGGGCAATGGCACGCTGAAGAAAATACCGACTCGACTAGCCGTTGCGAGCGGGCAAAACGGCTTTGAGTTTCGCGGTGGCGTGTTAGGCCAATTTGCGCGAATTCTGATTGCGCCGGAAACGACGGGGGCCTTTGATGGTTTGGCTTTGTTTGAAGGTGGCGGCGTCAATTGCAGGGGAAATCTCAACGAGGACGAAACCTACGACGATTGCGACGTGGCGATCTATGGAATGCGTTGGGGCGTAAATACTGTTGGCGGTAGTTCACGGGTGACCTTTAATGCGGTAAGGTTGTTTGTTAGTCGATGCACGCGCGATGGGCTGAGACTGTCAGGTGGCATCAATGGCGATATCGGTCGCACTGTTAGCACATGGAACGAGCAAGATGGTTTCGCGTGCGGGGGCGGCTCGCGGCTGACGGCTTTTGACTGTGTTGCTTCTGCTAATTTCTGGAATGGTTTCCAGCAAACCCCTGGTTACCTTTGGGCGAACGGTTCGAGTGCGACCGGCAACGGTCGCGGGGGTGGTAGTCGTGCCGGTTTCAATGCTAACGCAGGCGGATCGATCGGGGCGCATACGAGTGCGGCAGCTTGGAACACGATTGATTATTACGCAAACGTCCAAAGCATTGTGGATGCAAGCACGTCGCGGAGTCCGGAGGCCATCACCAGCCCGCCCCGTAATACACCAGGAAACCTTAATTCAGTTGTGGTTTTAAACTAAATTCGGAGTCTCGATTCTTTTATGGTAGCGCGCGAAGCAGCAACTTTATATATGGGTCAGCGAGTCGAATTTTCCGACGGGCGAATTGCGACCGTGCTGCAACAAGAGTCCAACGAGAGAAGGACGCATTTACGTTTTCTCGACGGCTCGATCGGCATCTTGAGTTGGAACGATTTCTTTACGGTGACACTTGTGGACGAGTGAGAAAGGCAAGCAAATGGCAACGTTTTTAGAATTGTACCAGCGGCAGTACGCGGATCCGGAATTCGCGAATCGGGTGCAAGTTTCAATTACGCAAAATGCGCGGTACGTGATCAGCGTCGAACAAGGGCACCCGAACGAAACCAATCGCCGGGCCTGGGCCGCGGCCGCGATCACGAACCCGGCTCGTACTTTATCGCAAATCATGGTTTGGGTCGTGGTTCATCCGGAGATTGCCGACGTGGCCGAACCGAGCGATACGGCGATTAACACGGCCGTGGGCGAGGCCATCGATCCGATCGCGAACGCTTTTTCGCACTAAAAATGGCCGCATCCGATCTAGTCCTAGAAAAAATCTATCGGGGCGATCCTTACGCGGTCGCGAAACGTTTGGCCTCGATCCTTGGCCCGGTCGGCCCGCAAGGCCCGCCAGGCCCGCCCGGTCAACGTGGTGAGCAAGGCGAGCCGGGGCCGCCTGGGATCCAGGGCGAGCGCGGCGAGCAAGGCGTGCAAGGTTTGCGCGGGCCGAAAGGGAAAGATGGCCTCGATTCGACTGTGCCAGGCCCTCGGGGGCCGGAAGGCCCGCGCGGCGAGCAAGGCCTCCAAGGGATTGCCGGCAAAGACGGTGCCGATTCGGAGGTCGAGGGACCGGTAGGCCCGCCCGGAATTCAAGGGCCGCCTGGCGATCGTGGGCCGGCCGGCGCGGATTCGGAAGTGCCCGGACCGCCTGGGCCGCCTGGAATTCAGGGCGAGCGCGGCGACCAGGGCGAGCGCGGCCCGGCC